CAAAATTCTTTATGTTAATTCAAAATAGTTCTTGACAAACCCCTCAAACATCTGTATAATATCTATATGAAAAGAAAAAGGAAACCACATTTTCCTAGATGAATGAGTGTGGAGGTTATGTCTGAACATACACTGAGGGATGAAAATGCCCTCCCCAATTTAACAATATAACAAAGGAGAGCATTATGCCAGTAAAATTTAAACCAAGTGCAAAGAAATATGTCAGAGGCGTACCAGCAAGTAAATTACCTATGGAACACTTCTACATCAAAAACACACCAAAACAAGAGTTGTTTGAGTACATCAACGACAGAGGTTCAAACATGAAACCTAAAGTAAGACAGAAGTGTCTAAACGAACTAGTCCGCAGAGGTATAGTTATCGAGTGGAGTGAGGTGAAGTCATGAAGTGGGGTGGTAAAGCAGTACATAAAAGTCATGTAAAGAAAACATCACAGGGCGATTCACACAGAAATATGTCCCTCAACAAGAACAAACACAAGAAGCGTTCGTTCAAGAAGTACAGAGGACAAGGCAGATAAGTGGGCAAAATAATACAGTTCCCTACTCGGAACGAGTCCACTAGGTTAGTAGAGGAGTTAGAGGTATACGAGGCAGAAATACAAATGTGCCTCACTGACCTACAAGATTTAAACGAACACATTGTTGAGTTGACAGCAGAGTATGAGCATCTACTCAACAAATTGTGTACAATGCAAGGCATTAAATTGCCAGAGGAATTATGAGTAAGAAAGCGAAACAATTAGAACAACACATACGCGACATGAAGTATCGTATGGAATTAATCAGAACAGTAGTGCCAGTACTAGTGCTAATTCTACAAGTTTTTATACTAGGTAGAATACTATGAAGAAAGGCAGTATGCAATACGACCAGTATGGTCGCAAAAGAAAAGTATCTCATCTATACAAAAGTACAAAAGCGAAACCAAACTTTGATGTACAGATGAAGAAAAGATTTAGAGATGTGAGTGACATACCTAGTATGCCTGTTGGAGAGTACAAAACTCCAGAGGACAACTCATATAAACAAGACATCAGTAAGCAGTATACAGTATCAATTGCTTACAACAAAGGTGCGTACCAAGTGATACCAAAGAAGGAGATAAAAGACATTGGAAAATAATAAGATTTATGGAAATAAAAGACACTATGCAGTAGGCATGGAAGCAAATGGTAGTAAGATATCGAAGATAAACTACCCAGCAGATACAAAACCTAAGTATGCACATTGGGAATGTCCTTCAAGGAACTGTAAACATATGTTTATAACTTTAGAGGATGGCAGAACAATTCGTGATGATGAACTCTTACTCAAAAAAGAGTGGGATTCAATTCAGAAAGCAGAAAAGTTTATATCTGAAATCAGTGGAGGAGTAGCGTAATGAGTAAAATTAATGACTACGCAAGATTTGTAGACTCTTGTACTTCAGATACTAGTAAAGACACGACCAAAATGTGTGATAGACTAGATAAACTTATGGGAAATCACACTATGCAGAATGGTGTATTGATTGATTGTGAGATAGATATGGCAAGATTGATGACTGCCTTGATAGGAATGATGGCAGAGTCGGGAGAGTTTGCTGAAGTAGTGAAGAAGAAAGTGTTTCAGAACGATACACAGTTCACAAACGAAGAAGTTTTTCACATGAAAAGAGAGTTAGGAGATGTACTTTGGTACTGGGTTCAAGGGTGTATAGCACTTGGGTTCACTCCTGACGAAGTAATGGACGAGAACATTAACAAACTAGAGAAGAGATATCCGAATGGTTTTGAGGTGATTCGTTCAGAAGTAAGGGCAGAAGGCGATATCTAATGCTGTTAAGAGGAGAGTTCGACATACACATCATGAACGCTTGTAATTTAAGTTGCAAGAACTGTTCAGTATTAGATTTTAAGTATGGAGATGACCAAGAAGGTAAGATAGTTAATAGTTTTTTAACAGTTGAACAGGTAAAAAGACAGGTAAAATTGATAAAAGATAACAATTATCAACTAGAAACAATAAAAATACTTGGGGGCGAACCAACACAGCACCCCAAGTTCCCTGAAATCGTTGACTTCTTAATAGATTCAGAGGTTGCCAAAGAGGTGCATGTAAATACAAATGCCCTCCATATGACTGAAGAAGTAATAAGTGCATGTTCGAAACTGGATAAAGTACTCATTAGTATATATCCTTTGGTCGATGTCAACACTAATGTATTAGGTAAGTATAAAGAAAGTGGTATTTCGAAGCAATTTAAAAAGACACATCTATCAGTGATAGCATCTTTTGAAAAGTTTGGAGTGCCACAACCTAATATGGAGTACACTCAAGAAGGAAATTGGGATAGATGTTGGCAGAAAGACAACTGTAGAACGCTAGAAGGAGAGATATTATATCAGTGTGCAGTCTCTCATGGTAAAAAAGAAGAAGGTATACACATATCAGAGTGGGGAGATAAACTAGATACAATGTTAGATTTATGTAAGACTTGTCCTTTTCCACCAGCACACGAACAGTGGACAAGTTTAAAACCGAAGAAAGATTACAGAAACCTACACAAAGGACTAAAGTTGTGGGAAGATTATAACAACAAAATTAAAATTAAGGAGATTTAACATGGCAAATCATGTACACTTTACAATTCAAGTACAAGGAATTGAAGATGAACAGTTTAACTCTCAAGTTAAATGGGAGAAAAGAACTATCAAAGACTGGAATGGCAACGATATGGAAGTCAATCAGATTGTAGAACTAGAAGAACAACCATTCATGGATGTAGGAGAGAAACTTTATACAGAACAGGGATGGATGGAGAACTCATACGACTGGTACTGCGATAACGTAGGTGCTAAGTGGTGTCACATTGACGAAATGCAAGATGGATATATTACTGGTTACAGTGCTTGGAGACAACCACATGAAATGGTATTAAATATACTAGAGCATTTTGCTAATAAGTACAATACCGAAGTAAGTGGTAGTATGACTTATGAAGATGAGTTTAGAAACTTCATGGGTAAACAATATTATGGAACAGTTTGTGGAACAGTTTATGATGAAGATGAGGTCTGGAGTGCTTGGGAAGGAGACTACTGTGAGACTGATGCAGATGAACTTATGGTAGCATTTAATGAACTCTATCCTAGTATTGACACTGAATCAGAGGACTTTGATTACTATGGAGAGTACAAAGTCGATGGAGAAACTATCTATCCTAATGAAGTATTAGATGAGATAGCAGATAAATTCTGGGAGGATTGCTAATGACTGAACATACAGAGTTAGTTGAAAGACGAAGGGTTTACCTAGCTGCAGAGGACTGGGGTAATAAGATATGTCAACACTATGCTTGTAAAAATGGTGGTGACTTAGGATTTGGAGAGGGCTACTTTGTTTACTATAATAATGGAGCAGTACATAAACTAGAGGGTAAGAACATAACAATAGTACAACCCCCACAGTCAATTGAGGAGGTAATAGATGCGTATACTAGAAAGGATAATTAGTAGATTTTTAGAGTGGTCTTTCAAAAGAGAAGCAGATAAACAATGGAGAAACAGAAAAAATGGCAGTTAATTACACACAAGACCAAGTAGAGTATATAGTAAACCAGTATAGATTAGAACCAACTAGAGAAACTGTGGAAGAATTATCACAAGAACTTAACAAGAGTGTGAAATCTATTATAGGAAAACTATCAAGAGAAGGAGTGTATAGAAAAACCGAGTACACAACCAAAGCGGGTGAGAAACCAGTCACCAAACTAGAACTGGTAATTGAATTAGGAGAAAGATTAGAACTACAGGAATGGGAACTAGCAGGACTAGAGAAAGCACCCAAGACTGCATTAAAAGCATTAAGGAGAAAAATATGAGAGTATGTAAATTAGTAAAAGCTGGAGAGAACCTTCAGACAATAGACAAGCATGGTATATATGCAGAGGTATTGGAACTTATCGAAAGTCCCAGCGGGTATAAAGCAAGACTAGAGTTTGCTGATGGACACAAAGACTTGATATCAGTACGCAGACTAAGAATGCTACAGAGTGAAGTACCTAAGTCAAGAGGAAGTTTCTGGGACTAAGGGAGAATCACTTACAATTTGACCCAACTTGTTTGGGTTTTTTTGTGCTTAAAAAATTTTGAATTGGCACAAGTTTAGTAAAATCGAAAGAAGTTTTTAGTAATTGAGTGTTATAGTGAAGTTATTAAGCTCATGAGTTGAGCTTAGTCGATACTTGGTTGTATCTTGTTGATATTGATTATACAATTAACACTGTATCTCTTTCCTAGATTTGAATACTCGCTTTCACTCTCGCTTCGCTTCGTTCAAGCTCTTAGTATCAGTTAGGAAGAACCAGTGTAACTGGTAGTTTGTATTGACTGTATATCAAATTATACATTTATTATATCACAACTTTTATCATAATGCAAGAAGTGTTTTTCCTAGGGGTATGAAATTGTGTTTTGGATTGGGTATGATGAATAAGAAAATATATTATTCTTTCATTGAGGGATGTGAAATTTAGTTCTATTGTTCAAGGAATTTTCGATAGGTTAGATTCTCTTTGTGATTCGTAATCTTCTTTCGAGTTGAAATGCTTTTCGTGCCTCTATCTCTCGTGTTCTTTTCCTATAATTGTTCGCTTGATTTCTTTTAACATTGGGTTTGATGTAGTATTTTCTTTCTCTTACTTCTTCTTTTATCCCAGCATTGTCACATTTTCGCTTGAAAATACGCAGTGCTTTTTCGAAGCTCATGTTCTTAGCATCAACTCTTGGCATCTGACCTCCTGTTAAAAGTCCAACCACGTTTCCTTAGATAGTATACTAATGAGGTGACTGACGCTGGGCTCCTGTCCAGTGCAAGTGCGATATCTTCCGTTGACTTTACATTGTAATGCCGTTTGATGTATTCTTTTTCTGTAGTAGTCCATGTTCTTTTCATTCTTATATTATACAAAAATTTTAATCGAATGTCAAGAACTATTTTTAGGTATGTTGAACTTAGTTCTTGACTTATGCTCGCAAAGTTGCTATAATATTATCTATGATAGAAAATGATATAAGTTATGGAATATTTGTAGTTATGTGTGTAGGTATTGCTTGGACACTAGGAAAACAAGTTGGAATTAGAAGCACGATAGATTATCTTGAAGACAAAGGTCTACTAGAGTTTGATGACTCTGAAAAATAGTTCTTGACATCAAGGTTAATTTTTGATATAATTATTTAGTAAGTGATAGAATTCACTTGCATATTGGTGCGTCTACCGTAAGGAGGCGTGAATTATTTACTGAAAAGGAATTATGGAGAAAATTATGAGTATAGATTTAAGCAAATTTTGGCTTGGATTGGATATGCCCACATTGCCGTCTTACACGGATGCAGCATATCCTAGATATAACCTAATCGAAAAGGCAGGAGACTATCGTATAGAAGTTGCAGTGCCAGGGTGGAAAAAAGAAGAGTTGGAGATAGTCTTTGATAACAAAGAACTCCACATCAAGGGTAAAAAAGAAACAAAACTAGGAGTAGATGAAAATTTCATTCATCAAGGATTAAGTTTAAAGTCTTTTGAACGAAGATTTATTCTAAACGCCGACCTACAAGTAGAAGAAGTAAGTCTACAAGACGGATTGCTGACAATCAGACTGTTACGAACTCCAGATTCCAAGAGGAAAATCTTGGAGATTAATTGATGAAAACATTATCAAAAGTTCGTGATAGTATATGTGAGAACGGAGAGTTCTGCAACATGGTAGCTAATTATACATTAGT